CTTCGGGGTTTCTGTCGGGGGCTTCGGGGTTTCTGTCGGGGGCTTCGGGGTTTCTGTCGGCCTTTCCTCTCCGGCAAGGGCCTCAAGCTGTTCAGCCGTAACATCGCCCTCTCCATCGGGGCTGTTGTCGAGTACGCCTTCACGCTCCGTGGGAGACAGATCCGCCCATTCCTCGGCGGAGATCCCTTCCGGGGGTGTGTCTACCGGAGCTGCGGGGGGCGTGAACCCTCCATCCTTCACTTGTTCTGGCATTTTCCTCTCCTTCCTGTCAGATGACGTCCTTACCTTCGCCCAGGTCAACCATCTTCTGGGCCTCGTCCCTCTTCGCCTTGCTCTCGTCAAGTTTCTGCTTGGCGAGTTCCTTCACCTTCTTCAGGCGCTCCGGGTCCTTCTGCACGTCGGCGGCACGGGCAAGGGCTCTCATGTCCGCTTCGATCTCCCAATCCACGTCACAGCACGGCATTGCTGCCGCTGTCCCCTTGCGCTTCTTGCCCTTCTCGTAAGCCATCACACACCTCCCTGCGGAGCCTGGGCTCCTGGAATTTGCTGAGCCCCCTGGACGGGGGGAACCTGTCCCTGATGTATCCCGGGTTCCTGTGCCTCCTGAAGAAGCATGTCGCCCGCCTTTGTCAGCCCGGGCTGCTGCCCGATTGTCGCCGCCACTTCCATTGCTTTCATGAGGGCCTCCAGCTTCACGAGAGAGGCATCGGCAGTCATCTTCATCGCCTGGCCCTTCAACACCGCGGCCTGGAGTTCGGCGAGGACCTTCTGGAGTTCCTCCTGCTCCTGCTGCTTCATAGCCATCGCCTCGGCGTTCTTCTTGACCTCGGCCTTCTGCTCGGGGCTCATCTCGTCTTCTGCGCCGTGCTGTCCGTTGATCTTGCGGATACGGGCGACAAGTTCGTCCTTGTTGGGCAGGTCGTCCATCATGTCGATCACTTCGTCCAACAGAGACAGTGCGAGCTGAGGCATGGTCTTCGAGAGGCCCATCACGAGCTGTGAAAGCATCTCGAACATCTGCATGCGGATCGTCTCCCGGAAGTCCTGCTTCGACACGATGAAGCTGGACTTCGCCTGGGTGATGCTGTTCTCAATCGTGCCGTCTGCCTTCTCGGTGTTGATTGAGACGAACTCGTCCTTCTGCTGGTCCCCGGTGATCCGAATCTCCTCTGCCTTGTCCTTGAACTGCTCGATGAGGGAAAGCATGATCTCGCCACCCATCTTGAAGGTGTGGAAGTAGTTATCAAAGACCACACCGCTGGTCGTGTTCCCCTGCTCCTGCAGATTCTCAATCGCGATCCCGGAGAGCTGCCGCTTCGATTGCCCAAGGTTCTGTTCGGTGATCCCGGAGATCGAGTTAATGAACCGCTCATCGTCTCTCGCGAGATCGACATGGGCCGACGCCAGTTCCTGCTCCGTCTGGATCTCGAACCTCTTTCCGGCGTTAACTTCAACCATCCCGTCCGGTCTGCTTACCTCGTCGTAAGCCTTAACCGGATCATCTACAGCACCCTTCTCGTATATAACTCGGTTTGCGGTCAGGAGTACCAGGGCCTTCGAGCGCCTCCTATTCAGGTCGCTCTGGGGGTCGCGGAGATCCCGGATGACGCCGTAGAACATATTGTCCCGTTTCCTCCGGTAGCATACCAGCGGAAGCAGGGGGAAGCGGTTGTGGTAGTACGGCGTTATTTCGTCCTGGAGGAATGTCGCTCCCGCCCACATTGCGCACCGGACTACCATCGCTGTCGCGCTCTCCAGGCTGAAGTAGTCCCCCCTGGCGAGGTACTGATGGTCCGCGTTGTCCTTGCGGTAGATAGCCCCGTCGAGGGCACCGTAGGGGGTGTCGTTGCTTCTGGCACGGAGGATCTGGACATGATCGGGCATCCTGTACCACATTTCAATGAGCTTAACCCGTTCCCGGGCATGATCGCCGACCGCCCCGAACATCATGTCAATCTGCGACTCCATGTCGAACTCCGAGGCACTGTCGCTGATCGAGATGTCTTCAGGGATGAACGGATACAGGCTGTTCACACCCTCCGCGAGAGTTTTGAGTTCATTCTGCCTCTCGGGGAACATGGCCTGCGCCACGTCGAGGTCTGCCCACTTCTCCCGGATCACATAGCGCATGTCGGAGAAATCGGGTCGACTGTAGAGATGGTCGTACCACATATTTCGCCAACGCTCGGCTCCCATGAAGAGGGGCTCGTCACCGTTGTTCTTGGCGCCGAACTCCATCCAACCCACGCCGGCAATTACTGAATCCGTGAAAGCCTCTGATCGGAGGTACTCCCCGTCAGAGACGTCCTGGATGTACTTGAAGACCTTTGTCTTCGCCTTCGCAGCCTGGGCATCTGCCTTACGCCGGGGCAAGATCCGGTAGTCGATCCGGGATCTCCGCTCAAGCCCGAGTATCCAGTTGACCGTATTCTTGATGACGTTGAAGGTCATCGTCGGCTGACCGCGGTCCAGAAGAATTCTGAGATCTTCTGATTCGAGCTGGATGCCGTCGTAGAAGTCTTCATCGATGGCCTGCTCTGTCCGGTTGTCAGCCTGTGCGATTCGTGCCTGGTGCCGGAGGCGCATGAGAACCTTAAGGCGCTCCTGAGCGGCAAATCCGTCAAGCGGGTGCCCTTTCGCCTCGTTCTGTGCATCGTCCCGGGCTTCCTGAGCCATCCGCTGTCTGGTGTCGCCTTTTCTCTTTCTCTTCTGGACGTCCATCAGGGCCTCAAAATAAAAAAAGGACAGGTCGGGATTTCTCCCAAACCTGCCCTTGTTCTCTGCCGAGAGTGTGGGCTCTACTGTTGTGCCGCTGCCAAGAGTTCCTGGAACTTTCTCTTCATCCCGTCACAGGCTTTGATCGCCTCGATGAGGACTACGGCGTCGACCTCTACCCTCTTCTTGGGGTCAACAATAGCCCTCTTGTTGGAAATGTCAAGAGGTTTCTTGAGTTCTCGGGTCTCCATCTTGGCACCCCATGTTTACTTTTTCGATGCCGCTTCCTCAAACATCGTCCATGCCTGCCCGACGATAATTGCCGAGTATGCCTTCGCGATCAGTCCCTTCACCTTCGAGACCTCATCGATTGTCAGATCTGCAGAGTCCGCGGCTTTCTTTACCTTCATAGCCAGGTTGAAGCGGTTCAACTTCTCTTCTCCTGAGAGCCCCGGCCTCTGGGGTCCCGCCTGTTCGTCATGGTATTCAGCAACCAGTGCGTTGATGATCACCTTCCGTAATGTGAGTGTCGGCCCGTCGACTAACACCGCCTGCCCCATCAGGTTCGTCTCACCTGAGGGGATCTTCTCCGGGATCGGCTTGTCGTTCATGTCCGTCATCTTCTGGTCGAATTGAATCTGCATCTCGTCTGCTCCTTCCTAAACATGTTATTGGGCGATCTTCGCCTCGTTTGATGTCCAGACACCCGCCGTGTTTATGATCTTTCCGCAAGGGCACCGAAACTGCATAAGGCCAATGATATTAATCATCCATGAGCCTTGCGCTTCAATGCCCAGCGTCTCTCCGCATTCACATCTCACCAAGAACCAGTAGCGTTTCATAACCTTCTTGTCCTCGTCTCCCATAAACACCTCCTGTGATTAAGGGGCGGGGGCGGGGGGGGGCCCGCCCAGGGTGGATGGTTATGCCCT